TTTTTTCTTGGAGACAATTATGCAGAAGTATCTGAACGTCCTCGGCGCTGCTGGTTTCATCCTTGCTGCTGCCAACACCGCAGTGATTGTGGTGGTTGCATTGCGTGGGCCAGTAATGGTCAAAAAAGCATTCAGCGAAATTGAATTGAAGATGACCACGCTTTTGTTTGACCGTTTGGATAGCTCGGTCACTGAGGCAATGCCAAGCCAGGTCAAAGAGCTGATGCCTAGTACGACTGGGCCTGCTCTGCCGTTTTAGTGCCTGAAATTCGCACTATTGGGATCAATGACATCCGGGTTTGGGACGGCATCCCTGCAATGTCCGTTCCAAAAGCTCCGCCTGTCACGGTCAATATCGGCGTGCCCATCATTGACATGCCTGCGTTTAATCCGATGGATTACAGGCCAAAGGATTTAGTTTTCGACCCTGAGCCCGTTCTGCCGAATTCTCCCAGTACGCCAACACCACCACCGCCAACGCCAGCCACGCCGCAACTTCCCAA